TAGGCGTCGGCAATCTGCGTGGATGTCAGGCCGGATAAATACTCTTCCAGTGCGTTATTAGAGACGCGCTTCGGAACATAACCCTCAATCCAGTAGACAATCCCGTCGTCCCCGAGAAAGATCACTGAATTATCGATCCCCGCCACGGAATGCACCGCAGGGCACCCCCGCTGCATTTCCGCACCCTCAATGTTCTGGAATGGGAAGTCTACGTTCCCGGTATTGCGCCAGTAGTACGAATGCCTGCCACCAAACAGCACCAGATCACCGTTAATCACCTTTAAAGTGACAAGGTAGTCCGCAGTACCGCCCTTGGCTTGGATCTCTGTAGCGTCGAAACTGGTGGGGTTGTTCAGTGCCGAGATGAATACGTTGTCCGAGGCCGTCTGGTGGAATACAAAATATCCATCCAGGTACACCACAACATCCGCAGCAAGAAAATCCTCATCGGTGATCTGCGCGAACGTGTCCGTTGAGACGTTGTAGGTGTATCCCTCAGAACCATTAACCACCACAACATAAGTCCCGTTCGCAGCCATTGAGACACGATCAGAACCGTTCACGATCCCAAGATTCTCAGCCGCGCCATTCTCATCGACTTTGTAAAGTGCCTGCCCCTGTACGAAGTAGGCATAGTCGCCCATCTGCAACGCGCCACGGGGCGACCCTGCAACGGTAGAAAACGCCACCATGCCCGGTGTCTGCTTCAATCGAAACTGAGTCACCCCGGAAGCCTCAAGCACTACAGGCTCAAGGTTCACACTTTTCTGAGTTGTGATCGGCGTCAGGTCGTAACTCGCACCGGCAAGAGGTATCTCAGCCATGCCGGGGAACCAACTGAATGTAGGTGTCGTCCTCGTCAAAGGAATCCAGTTCATCTAGCAACTGTGCCGCTTCCTCTTTCAGCATCACCCGCTTTTCCATCGGCAGTTGATACTCAGGGGCGAGCATCGCGGCCAGCTCGTAAACCAGGGCGTCTATCGCTTCCTCGGGCATGTCCAGGTTGTTCGATACTGAATCCGCGTCCTCGATGGTTCGCTGATATGAAAACCGCAGGACGTTCTGGCACGTCGATGATGTCGGCCAGACGTACAGCTTCCCCGTGGTGATGTCCGGGTGGTAATGGGCGAGAACAGGAATTGAACTCGATGTTTTATTTGGCTGGTTGACGTACTCGTCCCTCGCAACCATGTCGATGGGAACCTCAGAACCCGAATATGGCCCTCTGCGCGCATTGAAAATGCGTACAGGGCGTTCGATCTCGGTGGTGTACCAGAACACCGTGGCATCATCCGCCGCGTCACCAGTCAACCCTGATGCGATGGTGACAGACGTGGAACTGCCAACGCTTGAAATAGTCGTCCAGTACCGGGTTCCATCGGAAAGTTCTATTCCGATATTGGCACTCGATGCCATTGCCAGCATTGGGAACGTAGGTGCGGTGGAATCCACCGTAAGCACAGTGTCGTTCGTGCTGTGGGCACCGTCCAGCCGGGTATAACCGAATTTGTTGATCCCGCAGTTGTCACCTGGAATGTCATACACCTGTTGATTGGCGTTGAGGAACAACACCGCTTCCCGTCGCGCCCACCGCATCTGGCGGGCGTTCCACCGCTTGATGATTCGGTTCAGTTGCCGAAGCGCGGAAGTGGTGTGTTCACCGGTAATCGCTTCGCCTTCTTCCAGTGCCTCACACTTAAATAGAGCATCCCGGATGACCGTTTCTACGGTTTGGGTGTAATTGGTTGAACCGCTCGTCGCCATTAAAGGTCATCCCCCGTCACCGGTGCCTGCTCAAAACGATTCTCATCAGGACGGGCTATGGGAACCCGTTGGTTATCCACCCGTCCTTTCACATAATCCTGTGGATGTCGTGGTTCCCAACACTTGGGACACACGAACATTGAATCCCAGCGAATGCGAAGATCGGTAGCCTTGAACTTGAAACCACACTCATCGCAAAGTGCGTTATACGTACCCGAGACATACCGATCCCGCATGGTTGAGGACTCTTACGAGTCGAGTGCCGGAAGTACGTAACCCGACGCAGTGTCGATTGCCGTACCACGGTTCTCGAACTGACGAACCCCGTCCGCATCAATCAGAATCTCGCCAGCCGTATCGGCATGGCCGATCAGGTTGAAAGCTACGATTCCGGTGTTCACCGCAGTGTCGTTGTCGATCAACAGATCGCCAGCCGTCGCCAGGGTGTACATGCGGTTGTTCTCAATCCGGCAATCGAACAGGTCTTTACCCGTCGCACACAGGATCATCGCCAGTGTGTTGGCCGTGGTTGAGGAATAGAAGTTGTCCATGAAGACCAGACGGTCAACATCGCCAGCAAACGTTAGGAACGAATTCTGCGCCGCATCTACTGCGGTGCCGATACATCCCGTCACCGTGAGGTTGTCAGCGGTGTTGTTCGCGCCCGTACATGCGATGTAGTCCAGGAAGTTCAGGTCAGTGCCACCTTCTTTGAACTCGATCCGGTCCAGATGCAGATTGGTCGCCGTGACATCAATCGCATTGGTGATGTCGGCATAGTTCGCCACGATCAGGAAGTTGGTAATGGTGACGTTCGCCGCCGTTACCGTGATCGCAGCCGCAGCCGCAGTGCTCAGGGTGATCGTCGGTCGAAGGGTGCCTACACCAAGTCCAACAAACGCCATACCGGCCTTGGAAAAGGCCAGTCCGCCGTCAGAGGACACGGTTTCAGCATGTCCCGGCATCACCATCACCACGTCACCACGGGATGCAGTCGCCATCGAAATGGCTTTTGCAATCGTGCTGAACGGACGCTGGTACGTGCCGTCATTGCCATCAGAACCACCCACCGCACCAGGTGCCAGTACCGATGAGTTGTTCACCCACCAGACTTTACCCGGATGGGTATTAACCAGAGGGACGCCGCGAATGGTGACACCATTGCGGAATCCAGAAGAAAAATGAGAAGTAGCCATTGAAGTCTCCGAATGGAAGGGCTTTTGCCCTCAATGGAAAGGGGGCCGAAGCCCCCTGTTATCGTCAGGCGCCTTGACTGCCAAATATTCCGCGAGGATCTGACCATCCACACGAGTACCGCTCAGTAACTTTGTACTTTGCGTTTTCCGTGTCAAAGTCGTTATCCATTGCGAATTCCAGGCCGCGACGGTTGAAGGTCTTGAGACCATCCATGCAGTCCGTGGTCACGAACCAGGCATCGGTGTCGGTGAGGTAATGATTCACCAGCGCACCGTTGGCAATGAACTTGCCCTGACGAATCGCGTTGACATCATTGTCCGCCGAACCCGAACGCAGCTCCGTTTCCAGAATCCGCATGGCGTTGAACTGCTCGTTCACAGGAACGATCAGCCGCTTCGCTTGCAGCATCATCTGAAGACCACGCGCATCCTTCGCCTGACCGATGAGGATAATGATGTCCTCAAGGCTGGCTTCCGAAAGGTCAGCCGCCGTGGTCAGTTCGTTCTGGAAGGTTCCGCCGTAGGGACCGAAGGGGTGATCGGTCGCACACAGTTCCTTGCCGTCGCTTTGCGAACCCATCGTATAGGACGAGTTGAAAGCACGGTTCAGGATGTTTGCGTGAACCACTTCCTTGGTGATACGCGAAGCACGGGACAGGGACCGCGCACCACGCGAACCGATGACGCCATAAAGGTCGTCTTCGTACATCTCGCGGGTGATGATGAAGCCCTTGCCATAGGTTACGTGCTGGTATCGGCTGATGAAATTTTGCTCGGCGTCGTCGTATTCAATCGACGTGCCTTGCTGTTTCACTGCCGCAAGTCCGAACCCGGAAACGCCAACATCTTCCTCGAAATTCTTCTCGGATGACTGCTGTGCGAAAATCTGAGAGAACTCTTCGGTCCATTCCGCGTAGTCTTGTTGAAACCACTTGTTGACACCGGGCCAGAGTGCTTTCGCAAAACTGCCCGTGGTGATAACACCTGCTGCCATGATTGATCCTCCTTATGCGTTGCCTGCGATGGCAGAGCCACCGTAGACCTTGAACACGGATTCGTTGATTGAAACAACGAGATTCGTGCCAGCCGCGCTGGTGTCGAACTCTTCCCCGACCGTGCGAGACGGACGAAGTACCTGAAGCTGACCGGTAGCACCCAGGGTGCTGATGCCAACTTCCATCGCGCTACGGCCCGTGGTCGTGGACCCGGAACCCACAACGAGATCGGCGTAACCACCTGAGTCACCAGCGGTCACCGCAGCATCAGCTTGAATCTCAAACTGGATGAACGGATACGCAGGGACCACGTAGCATTTGCGCCGCGTTGAAGCAGTGCGGTACTTGAGAGCAAGGTTCGTCGGATCAGGTTCAAAACCGACGATGACGCCATAAATGACGTTACCGGCAGCAGCCTGGATCACAGTGGTTGCGTTGTCAGTGGTGTCCTCACTTCCGTGAAGTTTCACCGCATCTCCAACAAAGGTTGCCGTGCCGTCAGTGGCGGGGATTACACAGGCTTGGACATAACCCGCACACGCCGTCAACGGACGCAGGCCAAAGGCTGAATCAGCCATGATCTACCTCCAAAAGGTATTGAGAAAAAGGTAAGGGTTTTGTCCTTACGTCCCCGCGCCAACTATCGGCACATCTTTGGATGAGAGGTAAGGGGTTTCAGCGGAGCTTATCGAATGCAACCGCCGAGTCTTTTCTGCCGGGGATGTATTCCTCCGGCGAGTCTGAAGTGGCCGCTTTGGCCTGGTTCTCTTTCATTTGTCGCGGGTCTACCACCTTTGACAATTTCGTCTGCTGGTCTTCCTGGTAGAACTGTTCAGGAATTTCCATCAAAACAGCTTTGAGTGGATTCTTCTGCCCGCCGACATGACGGGAATCCGTGCCGTCTTCCTGCACGACATCCCAACCATTCTCGCGGAATTGATCCACTCGTCCAACAACATCGTTAACCCAACGACGGACGAACCCTGATCGTTGTGGCGCAGTCAGTTTAAAGTTGCCGCTTCCAATCTGCCCACGTCGTCGCTCACGTCGAGCACGGGCATCTGAAACCTGATCGTCTACCGTTTTCTTTGGGGGACGCCCAGGCTTGCGCTTCTCTTCAATGATTTCCTCAGACATCTATGGCCCCCGAATCTGCCAGTGATTGAACGTATTCCTGCTCGTTTTTGAAAACACCCTGCCTCACCATCTTCTTCCCGACGTTCTGGAACTCGGGACCGAGAGAGTCGAGACTCGGTAATGTTTTCTTGGCTGGTCGCCCGATCCTGCCGCTTGTTTCAACAGCAGGTGCGCGGGACCGATTCGGGTTCCCGAATTTCTCAGGAAATGCCTTCTGAATCCTTTTCTCAACCTCCGCCAGACGCTTCTCGGTATCGCCAACCCCTTGACGGTGAAGGGCAATATCAAACGCAATTGCAAGGTCGGTCATCTCCCGTTCGACGGGATCGGTTGCGGATTCGTTGAACCACTTGTTTTTCGACTTGAACAACTCAACCGCATTCGGTGTTGTGTCCTCGACAACCGGTTCGTCCTTGAGGTTCTGAAGTTCTTCCGCAGCCTTCGCGGCCTTGGCTTTATCGCCCTCGTCTACAGCGGTTTCAAAGTCCTTCCGGTACTTTTCTTCCATCTGTTTACGGATTGCTTTCGCCTGCTGATCCATCGTCTCGCG